ATAGTTTCGCAACATATCAATCGAATCTATCTACACAAGCAGCTTCATTCACAACGGCATCGGCTATTCATTTTCTTGCTACCCAAGGAACCATCGGTGCAGGCTCGACTGTAACAAACCAGTATGGCTTTTCCGCTGAGACTACTTTAACCGGAGCCACCAACAACTATGGTTTCTATGGCAATATAGCTTCCGGCTCAGGTCGCTACAACTTCTACGCTGCGGGTACTGCTGATAATTACTTTGAAGGTAATATAAAAACCAACGGGACATTAGCTGGCGGCTATTCGGCGCTCTCGGCTGGCACTACCGCCATGGGGCTTGCTAGTGACAAAGTAGTAAAGGTCACACCAAACGCCACAGCGACGTTCACTACGACGGTGGCTCCAGCAGGTGCTACGGCATCTATAATTATTGTAACAAGTGGTACAACTTCGTACACTATAACCTTTGGTACGGGATTCCTGACAACGGGTACGCTGGCTACTGGTACGGTTACAGCTAAAACCTTCGTGGTCAATTTTGTATCGGATGGTACAACTATGATCGAAACTTCACGCACTGTTGCGATGTAATCTAAGAGGAAAACACAAATGGCAATTTCAATCGAATGGATCATTACCCGTCTGGAAGTAGTAAACAAAGACGGCCTTAACAATGTCGCTATTCAGGCATGTTTCGATGTCAAAGGGTCAGACGGAGACCTACAGGGCTTTACGCAGAGTGATGTGTCTTTTGGTAGCCCCGATCCGGCTAAGTTTACTCCCATTGAACAGGTAACTAAGGAGCAGGCAGTTGCGTGGACAAAAGCGGCTCTGGGTGGTAGAGTAAAGGAGTTCGAGGATCGCGTTATCGAGCAAATTGAAAGACAGCGCACCCCGCAACCGCAAGCAATCGTCCTACCGTGGATGCCAACCAACGAACCTGAAAAGGCCGCATAATGAAAGAAATCTCTTTGTTCCTTACTGTCGATGAAGTCAACGCTATTCTGGCTGTGCTGGGTGATCTACCCACTAAGTCAGGTGCATTCCCTCTGGTCATTAAGATCAAGGAACAGGCTGAAGAGCAAGTAAAGTCTGACGAAACCGAAGAGTAAGGAGTACGAGATGGCCTTTGGCTTAAGTTCTAAATCCTTAAAACGCCTAGAAGGGGTACACCCTGACTTGGTAAAAGTCGTCAAACGCGCTATTGAGATCACACCTATTGATTTCGTAGTGATTGAAGGCTTACGGACAAAAGAACGCCAGCAGTATCTGGTCGCCAAAGGCGCATCTAAAACCATGAATTCCTACCATCTTACAGGCCATGCAGTAGACATAGCGCCCCTCGTAGATGGGCAGGCAAGTTGGGATTGGAAGTATTACTACCCGCTGGCTGAAGCTATGAAACAAGCCGCTAAAGAGTTGGATGTAGACATTACATGGGGTGGCGATTGGGTGCATTTTAAGGACGGCCCTCATTTCCAAACCAAACGATGAAGCTAAAACCCCTAACAACTTGGCTGGCGGATAGACTACAGGAAAAATCCACATGGTATGCCATTATCGGCTTTCTATCAGCCCTGAATGTGCGCTTCAATCCTGAGCTTACCCAAAACGTCATAGAGCTAGCGGTAGCCGCCGCGAGTTTAATAGCGTTCGTTACCAAAGAGAAGAAGTAAGATGCCCAGTACCTATTCCCCCAATTTGCGTTTAGAGCTTATCGGCTCTGGTGAACAACAGAATGTCTGGGGTAACACGACTAACAATAATCTTGGCACTCTGCTAGAGAATTCTATTGCTGGTCTCGTAACGCTGTCAGCTATGACTGACGCTAACTATACTCTTATCGCTCTGGACGGCGCAAACGACCAAGCCCGATCCATGATGCTATGGATACCGAGTACAGTAACGCTCACTGCGCCCAGAAATTTGATAGCTCCGGCTGTCCCTAAGATGTATATTATCGCCAATGACAGCGCTGGCGGTTTTGCAGTAGGTATCTATAACGGTATGGGGCTAGGGGTCTATGTACCTAACGGCACTACTCGCATTGTTTTTAGCGATGGGGTAAATTTCTATTATGCGGGGTCAACCGCGCTTGAGGTCAAGACTCACGCCGGAACTTTTGTAGAAGTTGATCTTAATTAGAGGTCATAGCAATGCCCTTGCAAGCACTTCAGTTCAGGCCCGGAGTCAGCCGAGAATCTACTAGCTATTCAAATGAAGGGGCATATTTCTCTTGCGATAAAATCCGTTTCCGTTCTGGCTTCCCTGAAAAAATAGGCGGTTGGACACAACAAGGCGTGGCTTTTGATGGCGCATGCCGTCATACGACTGAATGGGTCTCGTTGTCTAATTTCTTGCTCTTAGGCGTCGGCACCAACCAAAAATACTATATATTCAGCGGCGGTGTTTACTACAACATAACGCCTATTCGTCTGACCTCTTCGTTAAGCGCGAACCCTTTCTTACCCATCTATTCAACATTATCTGCGGGCATCTCAGCAAGCGACACCATTATCCCAGTCACTAGCGGTACATCATTTACACGAGTAACACCTTACGTCATACGAATCGACGGTGAAGAAATCTATGTACCCAATGCGAGTGGTAACAATCTATACAATTGTGTCCGAGGATACAACGGAACAACCGCCGCGACGCATGCTATTAGCACTACAGTCGCTAGCCCTTGGTTGGTCGTGTACAGCCCTGCAAATGGCGCGGAGATTGGAGATTGGGTAACTTTTAGTGGGGCGACAGCTTTCGCTCCATATACCACCGCCCAGCTTAACAACGAGTACCGTATTGGCGCTGTTGAAACCGACTACATAGCCTTTGATCTAGGCGCGCTTAATACCTCTGCTACAGCAGGAGGTGGCAGTTCTGTTGTTGCCGCGTATCAGATTCATGCGGGCGCCGCGTACTCTATTCTCGGCGCGGGTTGGGGTGCTGGCCCTTGGCAAGCGCTCGCTTATGGTACGGCATTTACCACGTTATCTACTACTATCAATAGTAGCACTACAACGCTTACTGTTGCTAGTACGGCATCGTTTTCGGCAAGCGGCTATCTTATGGTGGACTCGGAATTGATGGCCTATACACTGGCGTCATCGACTTCACTCACTGTTGTACGGAGTTCTACAAACGCCAAGGGCCATATGGCAGGTGCTTCCATATATGATGTTGTGTACACCGCTACAGGTAGAGCATGGAACACCGCATATACCTCATCGCTGGCATCCGCCTATGTGCGCCTTTGGAGCGGTGACACCTTTGGGCAAAATCTGGTTTACAACTACCGCAACGGCCCTATCTATTACTGGGATGCCTCGACTAACTTAAACTCTGTAGGGGTTGTAACAGCGCCGGGTATTGACATATTGGACATCGCGGGCGCCGACGGCTATGCGCCTACCATAGCCATAAAATCTCTAGTAACGGATGAGCGATACATCATAGCGCTTGGATCGCCTGACACTGCTATACCGGGTAACACAGTACAAGACCCTCTAATGGTAAGTTGGTGCAGCCAAGAGCGGCCTGATATATGGAACCCTGCTGATGTAACCAATACCGCTGGTAATCAACGCTTAACTTACGGCAGCAAAATAGTCACTGCTGAGAAAACACGGCAAGAAACACTGATCTGGACTGACTCTGCGCTGTATTCCATGCGCTATCTGGGGCCGCCGTTCACCTTCGGGTTCAACGTAATGTCCAGTTCGGTTACTATCGCGTCCATGAATGCTGCGGCTACTGCTAATGGCGTTACGTACTGGATGGGGTTGGATAAATTCTATGTGTATACAGGACAGGTGGATACACTACCCTGCTCGCTACGGCAGTACATTTTTGAGGACATCAACAATAACCAGCTAGATCAAGTCTATGCGGGTACTAACGAGCGCTATAACGAAGTCTGGTGGTGTTACCCTTCGGCTGAGGCTGTCAATAATGATCGCTACGTCATCTACAACTACCTAGAAAAACTGTGGTACTACGGTACTATGGATCGCACATCTTGGTATGACTCACACATACGGACATACCCAGTCACTACGTCCTATAACATCACTACGGAAAAAGGGCAGTTGTACTACCAAGAGTACGGCGCCGACGATGGCTCTACTAACCCGCCTAGTCCAGTTAACGCCTATATTGAGAGCGCAGATTTTGATCTTGGCGAGGGCGGTAATCAGTTTTCGTTTGTAAAGCGCATCATCCCTGACGTAGATTTTATCGGGTCAAACACTAACACACCTTCTGTAACTATGACGTTGCAGGCGCGAAATTTTCCGGGTGTCGGTGTCATTACAGACCCTATGCAGATAGCCAATGCGGGCGTATCAGGAACGAAAGTTTCTACACAGATATATAACTACACTACTCAATCATGGATCAGGCTGCGCGGCAGACAAGTTATATTCCGTGTAGAGAGCAACCAGCTTGGCGTTCAATGGCAGTTAGGTACACCCAGACTTGAGATTCAAGCTGATGGTAAGAGGGGCTAATGGCTAACAAAAACAATGTACCTTCTCCGGTACTCCCTGTACCGCCGCTTGAGTACGATGTTCGGTATATGAACACGCTTGTTCGTGTGTTGACCTATTACATACAGCAGCAGGATAACCCCGGTATTGTTCGTGGCGTATCTGTTGAGTTAGCTAACAACATAGCACCTAATCCTGATGTAGTGATTGACACGCTCGCATATAACTCAAACGTCGTGAAAATCACGATTTCAGCGCTGCCAACCAGCGCTACAGGACTTGATCCCGGCCAGATTTGGAATGACTCAGGCACTTTGAAAATAGTCTAGGAACATACATGGCATATCATCGCACCGCACAAGGTTTAGCTGCTCTCGGACGCAATGGCGATTCGATGCTCATGCACGTTAACCCTAAAGAAATAGAAGGGCTTAGTGCTATTTTAGGCGCACCTACAGTTAACCCGAAAACAGGACTTCCAGAAGCATTCAACTGGACACAAGCATTAGCGGGTCTCGCTATCGGCACAACTTCTCTGGGTGCTGGAGCTTCTATTGGTGGTGTTACTGAAGACGCTATCAAATCCACTATGGGCGCAGATACCTTCATGGGGGTTGATCCTGAAACTTGGGCGAGCCTTGCAGGGACTGCTGCATCTATTGGTAGTGGCGCAGCGCTAGGCGCGGGGATTGGGGGTATTTCTGGCGGTGGCCCCGGTGCGCTAGGTGGAGCGATACAAGGTGCTGGTACAGGGTTGCTAGGCGGGATGGAATCGGAGAACATTCTAGGCCCACAGACCGCTACACAAGACTCAGATTACTTAGGCCGCATAGGGGAGAACTTTGGCCGGTACGGTAAAACCCTTACCTCGATGAAAGGGCTTAAGCGCCTAAAAGAGTACGCCTCTCCTGTTTTCGCAATGGGTATGGCGGGACAAGGTGTCGAAGCGGCGGTTAATCAACTCCACGCTGATAATATAATCTTCAAGCAAATGCAGGCCGAAGAAGCCGAACGTCAAAGGCTAAAGGAAGAAGAGCAAGCGCGGATCAATGCGTCTATCAGAGGTATGGCAGACGGAGGCCCAGTCTCTTTTGGCACTGAAATGTATGGTGTACCAATAACCTCACGCATACCTGAGCGATACATGGAGGAATTGAAGCGAGCGGGGGGTATCACTGGTGTAATGCACCAAGTAAATAAGGATACTGCCGCTGGCCCGCAGGGCATTATGCGCGGCATCATGGGTAAAGCAGGTGGTGGTCTTATCAACACACAGCCTATTGACCCGCAAGACTTTCACCCAATGTCAGAGATACTTGCCGCACAACCTTACCCCGCAGCGACACCTCAAAAACATGAAGTAGTACAAGGTTACGGGGAAGGCGGGTTCTTAGATGGCCCCGGCGATGGAATGTCTGATGATCTTGATGCCAACATTGACGGAAAAGAGCCTGTTAAATTGGCCGATGGTGAGTACGTAGTCCCTAAAGACATTGTGGATATGCTGGGGGTAGATAAGCTCGATCAGCTATTGAAGTCTGTCAGAGTCGCAGCACACGGCAAAGAAGATCAGATCAAACAGGATGCTGGTAAACTCGCCGCAGAAAGAATGATAGACAGAGCGATGAGGCGGCAGGCATGAGCGAAGTAACTGACGTTTTACCCACTATAGATGAATTTAGCGATGCTATAAGAGAAGCGCTGGTTAGCGGGGAATTGGCCCCTGTGGAGACTCCCTTACAGCATTATCATACTTCAGAATTATATGGGCGCAGAATTGTAGTCCCTGCATTGTCTGTGTTCACAACCAAAGTGCATAAAACCGATCATATCTCTATAGCGCTTAGAGGCCATATCACAATCATGGATGGTAAGGGCAACAAGATAATTGAAGTTAAAGCCCCTGATGTTTTTGTGACTCCCGCCGGTACGCAGCGTGTCGTCTATGTACATAAAGAAGTGGAGTTCATGACGGTTCACCCTTGCAAAGAGCAAGACCTAGAGGCCATAGAAAAGACGCTTACTTGCGATACTATGGCTGAGTACAACACGCTACAAATTGAGGCGCAACAATGTCCTTTATAGTTGTTATTGGTGGTGCTATTGGAACTGCGGCAGCGGGCATGGGGCTTGGTGCTACGGCGGCGGGGATCGTCGGTACTATTGGTGGTATCGGTGTTGGCGCCGCTACAGGCGCAGGTTTAGGCGCAGCAGGTTCTGCCATAATGGGCGGTGATCCCGCCGAAGGCGCTAAGTGGGGTGCTATTGGTGGCGGGGCTACTGCGGGTCTAGGTGCGTTAGGCGGTGCTTTTGGTGGCGCGGCTACAGGCGGTGCTGGCGCTGCGGGTGCTGCTTCTCCTTCTTTATCTGCTATTCAAACCATAGCGCAAGGCGGTAACGCCGCCTCAGCTCTTTCCGCAACTCCCGGCGGCGTAATGGGCGCTGCTTCTGGCGTAGGTTCGGGGGCCGCAGGGACTGCTGGTTTGGCAGGGAGTGCTATGGGGTCAACTACTCCTTCTCTCCTTGGCGGTGTAAGTTCTGCGTTGATGGAGCAGGCGCCAGAAGTAGCCTTAAACACTGGTATGAACCTACTACAAGGGCCACCTGCGCCAGCGGGGAGTATGGTACAAAATCAAAGCACCGTAACACCCTCTTTACTACAAGCGCAAAATGAGCGACTTATGCAAGAAGCGGAAGAGCGAAGAAAGAGAATGAGCGGGTTAAGTGTGGGTCTTGGTTACGCCGAAGGCGGTATTGCTACACTACATGCCCGTGGCGGTTCGATTCATCTGAAAGATGGGCAGTACATTATCCCTGCTGATGTAGTTAGCGCTTTGGGTAATGGGTCGTCTAAGGCAGGTGCTAGATACCTTACCGCATTATTTGAAGAACTCCGTGCCGCATGACACTATCAATTCAACAGGTGCCAATAGAGTTTGTTAATCGTGTTTGGCCCTCAGCAGAAGAGTACATAAAGAATGCGTTTGATTTTGCTGCTGGTGACTACACTGTTGATGACGCTAGAGTATATGTCACTAGTGGTATGTGGTCTCTTATTGTTGCACTCGACGAGGAAGGTGTGGTTCATGGGGCTGCGGTGGTCACTTACTATAATCGCCCTCGCGCTCGTGTGGCCTATATCATGGGCCTTGGTGGACGATTAGTCACCAACAAAAACACATGTATGCAGTTATACGATATTTTTAGACGAAATGGCGCAGACAGCATTGAAGCTGCGGCCCGTGACGAGGTGTTACCGCTCTGGAAGAAGTACGGTTTGACCAAAAAATATACTATAATTAGCACAACGATTTAGGGTGTAAACCCTTCTTATTTATGAGGATACGCATATGAGTGGTGGTGGCGCTACTTTACCGGGGTATGAGAACGCATCAACAACGGAGAAATCAGGCTGGTTGTACAGCCCGGAAGCCCGCAAGCTGTATTTAGGTACGCAAAAAGACCCCGGCCCTGTGCGCTACGCTTTGGAGAATGCTAAAAAACATGCAAAGATGATGCAGGGGGTCGAAGACTATGATCCTAGCGCATGGGCAAAATTTACTGGTATGCCGGAAGGCTCATCAGGCGCGGATATTTCTGCGGCCTTGAAAAGGCAACTCGGATACGGCTCTTTTGAAGATATGGAAAAAACCCGCACCGCCGCCCATGGTGGTGTTATGAACCTACAGGGGTTTGCTCAAGGGGGTACTCCTAAACCTAAAGGTTTAACAGAAGATCAGAAAACTTTTGTTATCAATATGTCAAAATTAGCTAAGCTGACTCCTGAACAGGAAGCTAGGCTGGCAAGGATTGAACGCGAGACAGGGACTGACGTATCTCCAAAAGAGTCATCGGGAACTCGTGCGCCAGAAGATAAACGAATTATTGATGCTGTATCTAAAATAAATAGTACCTTCACTACCGCTGCTGAGACGACAAGAAAATCGGAAGAGTTCAAAAGCGAGGCTGAGAAGCTAGGGTTGACTCCATTTACCGCTATGCGGGAAAGCACCGCATTTTTTGACCCAAATATCTTTGACCCCAATAAAAGTGAAGGCCTAAAAGCCACCGCAGGTAGCACAAACCCTATCTATAAAGAAGCATTAGATATGGTTAGAAAGCTGCAAACCCCTGAAGAATATGCTAAAGCTGGGGACGTGTATACGCGGGCGGCGGATAGCCTGCTCGCAAAGGGCCAATATACGCCCTCAGAAGTAAAAGCCTACAAAGCTGATGTTACTAATGCTATAGCTCAAGGCTATGTACCCCAAAAAATCAACCCAAGTAACGTACGGGAGGTTGAGACCGCGGCCTATAAACCCGCCGCTTCTTGGACAGATAAAGACGTAGCGTCTAAGTATATGTCCCCATATATGCAGAATGTAATAGACCTACAAAAACGCGAGGCTAATCGGGACTACGCCCAACAATTACAACAACTTAGTAAAAGTGCGTCAGGACAGGGCGCTTTTGGTGGCTCTCGCCATGCTATCTTGGAAGCGGAAGCCGCCCGTAATCAGCAGCAATTATTGAACGATATTCAGGCAAAAGGTTTGCAGGAAGCCTACACCGCAGGTATGGGGCAATTTGGCTCCGAACAGGATAGAGAGCAGAGAGGTTTAGAAGCCTACGCCCAACGTGCATTAGACGCAGCAAAAGCTAACATGGGGCGTGATTTGACTATTGAAGAAAGAAATCAGGTGGCCGCCAACGCAGCTAATGAATACGCTGCTACCGCTGCTAATACGGCAAATATGGCTAATGCCGCCGCTGCAAATGTAGCCAGCGGTAATTATGCCGCGCAACAGCAAGCGGGAGAGTTAGCGACCCAATCAGCGGGGCTGCAAGCCAACGCACAAAATGTGGCCGCGTTACAAGGCGCAGGAACAGCCGCAGCCGGGCTTCAGGGGGTAGGCATAGCCAAAAGAGCCACAGAGGAAAGTAAAATAGGGCTGTTATCGGGAGCTGGTGCTGAGGCGCAGAAACTGGCTCAAGACTACCTTACTCGGAGTACTGAAGGGGCACGAAATGTGTATGGCGGGACAGCCGCCGCTGCGGGCCAAGGTATAAGCGCCCTTTCTGGGTCTGCTACAGGCGGTACTAGAAACACGACCACTACCAGAAATGCTAAAGGAGGAATAATCTATGCTAAACGGTAATATCGTCAGTCCTCCTAGCCCGCAAGAACTTCATCAACAGCTACTAGGTATCCCTAACACTCCACAAGGTAATCAATTCCTTGCCGACATCATCGCTAATGACAAGAGCGTAAAGGGTGGAATCGCTGCGGCTATTCTAAATTTGCGTCAGAAACCCGCGCCCATAGCGCCTCCTGAAGGCGGTACAGTAGTTGATGGTCTGATACAGAAAGCACAAAGCCCCTTTGGACAAGCCCCCCAACAACAGGCTCCACAAGAAGCGGCTCCACAAGAAGCGGCTCCACAAGAGCAGGCTCCCCAAGAAGGTCAGGAGTCTATGGGTATCGCACAGCCGGGGCTTGAAGAACAAGCCCAAGAATCTCCTATGGCTACAGGGGGTCTGGTAGCGTTCAATCACGGCGGGGGTGTACGTAGATTTGCAGAGGGTTCTAGCTTACGAGATCGTGAAGCAGATCAAAGAGGACGCTCATCTGGGCGGGATATAGATTATTCTAGCGCCATGTTTGCGCCCAGCACAGTAAATCCAGAAGGTTATGATGTAGGCGCTCCGGGTTGGTCTATTCCTTGGGGAGATATTGGTCGAAGCATATCCGGCGCTATTCCTTCTCTACAGGACATCAAGAATACGTATGCAGAATTCACTGCCCCCAGCCCTGAAGAGTACGAATATGCTAAGACTACAGAGGTATCTCCTAGTAAAAGAAGAGAGCTAGAAGCGGCTAAAGCTGCTAGAACACCCTCTTTAGGGTTCTCAGATTTCTCTATGGCTCCGACTTATCCCAGTCTGCAAAAAGAAATGCTGAAAAAGCTAGGTGTAGAACCATTCTCAGCGGGTCTCCCCAGCGCAAAACAAGAATCACCAGCTAATGTTGACAAAGCATTTAATGTAGCACTAGAGGATAAGAAAGGCGGCGATAAAGCAGCACCCGGTTATAAGACTACAACGCTGAGTACCCCTGAACAGACTCAGGGCGCGACGGTTGTTGTGACAGACGATCAACCTGCTGCACCTGCACCTACCGGAACCACCACAGCCACCCCACCGAAGTCTCCAACGAAAACCGCTTCCTATGATGAAAAAATAAAAGCGGTGATGGACATTTATGGTGTTCCGCCTAATATAGCCGCAGAGCTATATAGTGAGAAGGAGCATGAGTTATCCAAAGACAAGAGTATCCATCTCATTCAAGACTTGGCTGCTGGGATTGGTGCCGCGCTTACTCACAAAGCAGGGCCGACTGGCACGGGTGGAAGGTACAAATCCGATGTATCGGGAGCCATAGGTACTGGTCTCATGGCACTTGTTGCGGGCCGTATGCAAAGCGAAAAGGCTGAGGGCGCCGCTCAAGACAAGATGGACGAACTGAAAGTGAAGTCCAAGATGAATGAGTACGAAGCATATAAGGACGCCGCGAAGATCGTGCTAAACCAAGAGACCACCGCCGCCGCAGAACAACGCGCATGGGAGCGGGAGCAACAAAAAATAGCTTTGGAAGGGGCGTACAAAATACAAGCCGCCGCTGCGCGAGCCGGTTTACAACAGCCGCATGGATTGTTCACACAGGATCAAATAGCTCGGTTATATAACGAGGCAACGGCTAAGGCCATAGACTATGCAAAAGACAACTGGAACAATTTGACCGATAAGCAGCAGCGCGCAGCGGTAGAGCAGCAATTTGCTCTAGCTGTGTCCAAAGCGCAAGGTTTGGGGGGTGCAACGCCCGCACCAGTCCCAACCAGCGCGCCTGTTAAGCTCCCTAATGGTATGATGTATAAACCACCTGCGACGTAAATATAGTAGAATACGTTAAACCTCACTACCGTTAAAGGGCGAAGCGCATGGCTGACGAATTGGCACCTTATTCTCTGGACGATTTTCTTGCATCTCTTCCGGGGGCAACTACAAATGCTGAGGTGCCAAGCCAAGGTATCCCTGCGATAGGTAAACTAGGGGGGCCGCCTACCCCTTATGACGATATGATATTGCGTAAAGCCACTGCCGCAGGGCAAGACCCTAATCTGATTAAGGCTCAGATCATGGCGGAAAGCAGTTTCAATCCCCGAGCAGTATCCAAAGCGGGTGCGCTGGGGTTAACACAGTTCATTCCTAGTACATATGCCCGTTACGGTAGGGGCGACCCCTTTAATCCTGAGAATAGTGTAGACGCACAGCTCGCGTATAACGCCGCGCTTAATCAAAGGTTTGGAGGCGACCTAGATAAAGTCCTAGCAGCATATAATGCTGGTGAAGGCGCAGTCGATAAGTATGGTGGAGTACCACCGTATGATGAGACTAGAAACTATGTCAATAAGATAAAAGGATACTACGCAGAGTATTCCGGTGGGAAGGCACCGCAGACTGGGCCTAAAGCTGAAGAAGTGCCGCCTGATAGCTATGCTATTCCGTTGAGCAATGGGGGTACTATGTATGTCCCCAACAGCATACCCAAAGAGAAAGCATACGAGCAGATAGCCGCTAGCGGTATCGGTGCCGAACCTCTACGAGATATAAAACTACCCAATGGCGGAATGCTATCCGCTCCTATCAGTGTGTCTGAAGAAGACGCTATACGAGGTGCCGCAGAACACGTACCAGACCTAGCCCAGTTCGTTAAAACCCCAGCTAAAGAAGCTGCTAAACCTACGGAAGATAAAGGCTTTTTCAGCACTGCTATAGGTGGTGGACAGAAAGCGCTAGCCTCGTTATATGATGCGGCGGGTCATTTTGCCAAGAATCCTGAGTGGCGCGCGCAAGCCGCACAATTCAGAAAGGACGCTGAAGCCAATATCAAAACCATTCCAAAAGAAGAGGTTGACGCAGCTTACCAGCAAGGGTTCGGGCAGGGTCTGTATAAAGAATTCCAGCAAAAGGCATTATATCCCGGCGCCGAGATGCTGGGCCGCTACGGGCACTTGATGATCCCCGGTTCTGGGTTGATGAATGTCGCCAAGTTTGGTGCTGAAGCTGTAGCCTCTACAGGTGATACACTACAGAGAGCGGAAGAGGCTGGCAAACCCGTCAGCGATTTCAATGCCGTAGCGGGTGGTATGGTAAGTAGCGCCTTGGCTACGATGGGGTTGCCCCATGTCATCAGTAATGGCGTAGTAAGCAAAGTTCTAGGTGGTGCTTCTGGTAAAGTCATTGAGCGCGTGTTTAAGGAAGAAGGCGCAGCCGCTGCGGAAAAGCTCATTGGTAGTCGTACAGCAGATGTAGTACGCGGGCTAGTTGAATCTACGGCTAGTGGGTTCATGGTTATGGCCGGTACAGATGTTGCCCAGCGTCAGGCTATTGGCCTAGACCAGATGACTCCAGAAGAAGCAGTTGAAACTGCTAAGAATGCCGCATGGTTCAGCTTGTTCGGTCTCCCATCTAGCCTAGGAGCCAAAGGAAAACGCGCGGAACAAGTCGAGTATCTGCAAGAGCAGAAGACCCTACAAGAGGCCGCAGCCAAACAGAAAGAAGCTGCGGAAGCTGAGAAGCTTGCAGCGACAGCACCCGAAGCCGACCTAGATCAACCCGATACTGAGTTCCCTGAGTTAACTGTACGGCAAGCGAACATGGTTCGCGCTGCGCGCCCCACTACGGAAGAAGTACCACCGACTACCGCAGAGCAACCAGCGCCGCCTCCCGCCGAACCGCCCGCCCCTCCACCAGAACCCAAAGCGCCAGAAGTACCTGCACCTCCTGTTGTTGAGCCTTCGGCAGAAGCACCTGTCGTTGAGCCGCCACCCGCGCCTATTGTTGAGCCTTCGGCAGAAGCACCTGTTGTTGAGCCACCACCCGCGCCTGTTGTCGAGCCTCCGGCAGAAGCACCTGTTGTTGAGCCTCCTCCTGAGACGCATTTTGCGGAGTCTATATTAGGACTCAAACCCGTAAAGAACCCCGGTTCGCTCTACCAAAAGCTGCTAAAGCTCAACATAAATAACCCCGACCATCATGAGGCGATTACTGATCTACTGAATAAGACCCGCGTTTCTATAACAGAAGACAAGCTTAACGCGCTGCAAGAGCGCATGGACACCGTAAAAACAGAGGTTCCTACAGATGCCATCGAAATCCCCGAAACAACAGAAGTTGATGTTAGCGGCGGCGCACAACCCGAAATTCTCCAAGAAGGTGAAGGTGCCCCAGTCAGTAGCGAAGGAGTTCGTACAGGCCGACAAGAAGTTGGGCAAGCTGAAGTCCTCCCGCCCGAAGTCGAAGAAATAACCCCAACAGTTGCCGAAGCTCCGATTGAAGCAACGACACCTAAAGCCCCTACACCCGCTGAACGCAGGGCTATCGCAGAACAAGAGCGCCAGCAGAAAGAGGCTGATGAAGAAGCCGCAGAAGCCGCGCGAGTTAAAGAAGCTAGAGAGAAAGCGCTAACGGAAAAAGCAAAAGCGCGCGACGTACATGAGCGCGAATATGGAGAAGGCGCTGACGGTTTGACCTCACTTCAGACCCGAGCAAAATTTGGTAAGGACATTGGAGCCGTCGTTCAAGCGGGCGGGCATTACCTATACGCGCGCACCAATAAGAAAGTGGGAAGCGCGCTCCACGCCGAAAATACAACGGGGGTACTAGACGCATTAGCTACCAGCAAAAATCCGGTAGCTCGTTGGGTTGCGGAACAAGCGCGCAAAATACCTGACCTCAAGGTTAAGGTTGACCCCGAGGCGCAAGAAACCAAAATGGACAAGCGTAAACGCGCTGTAGAAGAGGTTAAATTCCATCTTGGGGTGCTGGACGCGCTGCGGGCGCTCAAGAAAAAATACAGCACCGCAAAACCAGAAGACCGGATTGCGGGGGATGATCTGGAGCGCACTATTTTTGCGGAAGATGACTTCGACCCCAATGGCATTTGGAAAAATGCCCATCAACATACCTTAGAATCCGCAATAAAAACTCGTAATTCCGGGGCATTACATTTAGTTATAGCTCATAAAAAACACCTTGATGCCGCAGTAGAAAACACGGAAGCGCTAATCCGTAAATATAACCTCCCGGAACAAGAACTGCGCGAACGGGCAGGGTTCGCGCTTACAGAGACACATGTAATCGGCGGTGCTTACGACCCTACGACTGCCACGGTAAAAGTTGACCCGTACTACGCAAATACAGAAGGCGTAGTTACGCATGAATTAGTACATGCTATTGTTAATCATGCTATAGATAACCCTACACCTAAACAGAAACCGGCTGTCACTTCGCTGCGTAAATTGTTCGAGTCCGTCAAAGATCACAAACTATTAAAAGATCAGTATGGCGTATCTAATGTGCATGAGTTTGTATCCGAAGGGTTAAGCAATCCCAGTTTTCAGCATTTGCTCTCGCGGGTTAGATACGAATCGACTACCGCATGGGGTAGATTCACTCAAGCGCTGGCTGACATTCTTGGGCTAAAGCGCGACAATGCCTTCATGGAACTCATTGCGCTTACTGAGGAGCTACAACCTAGCGCTAGTATTAAAAGAGCAGCTAAAGATAGATCGACAACCCCCTCTGCTACGGAACCACCAGAAACAACAGAACCCGCTAAAGCCCCCATAGGTAAGGCTAAGGCTAAGGCTAAGGCTAAAGAACCAGCTAAGAAGCTTCCCGCTCATGCAGAAGCATGGGAAAACCTGCGCGCTAAAGACCACCCAACTTGGGAAGATGTGCCAGATGAGGCGAAGAAAGATTGGGAGAGCCTATATAAAGAGGCAGAGTTCAATCTTAGCCCATTAGATAAAAGAGACGCTGCGATTTTTGCCAAAGATATTGAAGGTAGGCAAGAGACGAAAGCCGCGCGCGTATCTGAGGAAGAAGAAGGCACTTATCGTCTCGAATTTCCTGCGGTCATGCCATCGACCAAACCACCGACCAAACCACCGACCAAACCACCGATCAAGCCACTCAGCGAGAAAGTTGTTACTAAAGCGCCGCCTGAAAGGGGCGCTAAACCTACACCACGTGGAGAGCGCGAATCAGCCGAGGAACAGAGGCTACGTGAAAGTAAGCTGACGAAAATAGCTCCTAGCGCATCCGAACAGGCCATACTCGATACAGGTAAAATACTGAAATCTATAGTAAAAACTGTAATTGATAAGGAGGAAATGTCTAACGCCTATGCTAAAGGACGCCAGCAGATTGTGGCGCAGTCAGCGGCATTGGCTAAAAAACTTTCTAAGCTAGAGACCTACAGTGACTGGGGCGGTATTCGCGCTGATCTTCTGCGGAATCAATTTGATGGTATCGGTCATTTGCTGGCTCATGCTATGAAGATAGGCACTCCCGACATTACTGAAGGGAACATGATGAAGATCACGCCTAACAAACGGTTGGCCCTACATAATTGGCTCAAACGCTCTAACGAATTAGAAGTCGATCAAGAGCGCGCATTTGATGTTCTTCGGGTACTGATCGGTGAGGCATTAGAAGGGGAATCCGCCGATATGCGCGTTAAGTCGGCACAATATAAGGCACATGCTGAGACCCTCAAGCAAGCCGCAAAAACTGCTACTGGGGCAATCCGTGACAAATACCGTAAACTAGCAGATGGTTTATTGGAAGAGGCGAAGGAATTGGATAAGAAGGCGGGCACCGCCCCCCTAGAAGGTTTAGAAAAACGAGCGACTCCTGAAAACATTCGTGACACCCATGCGCTACTAGCAAGGTACCCAAAACTTAAGGAGTGGGTTGACGACACTCATGCTATCAATAGAGCCGCAGTAGATTTCCAGCTCAAGACCGGCGTGATAGACCAAGCAACCGCTACTAAATGGAAAGCGCGCCCCTATATCGCGCTGTTCAAAGCCATGGAAGACTTGAACCTGAACCCTGAAGCATTGGGTCTTGTAGGCGGCAGTGCTAAAACGCTAGCTACACGGAAAGCTATAAAGGGTGGTACGCATACAGTCAATGTGCCGGAGAACATGCTGAAAAGCTGGATTCAAATGTACACGACTGCGTACAAAAACCATACACGCGCTGTAGCTATAGATCAGCTTCAGTTGTTCGGCGGCGCGACTAAAGTATATAAGGATGCTAAGAATGCTGTTTTGGTGAAGCGGAATGGGAAAGATGAGTATTGGCAGGTTCCCGATGAGAACGTCGCTAAAGCTCTGGAGATGACGCCATTCGCTAACAATGTCTTCTCTACGATGACTGATTTTATGTCCCCGCTTACTGCCCCAGTTCGTGCAGGCGCGGTGAAGAATCCGATCTTCTGGATAAGATCAATTACTCGTGAGCCGTTCGTTGCTAACTTTACTTCCAGAACCGGCTTAGTGAACCCAATCTCTGTATTGGGTAACGTAATGAAAACACTGACAGGAACATCTAAACAGGTTCAGCTTCTCAAAGAGCGCGGTACGTCTGGATACTACGAATCTGATCTATCCCCTATAAACTTCTCTAGGGCCATGGCGAAAGCGCCAGCATACAAGAAGATTGCCGACTTCTGGAACCATGTACATACATCTTTCGATGCCGCAACTCGTGCGGCTGTAATGGATCAGGCTAGAAAAGAAGGGCGCAAGATGGGGCTATCCGGTGAGAAGCTGGATGATTTTGCCTCCCTACGGGCTATCGAGTTTGCTAACTTCAGCACCAGAGGCGCCAACCAACTGGTACATGAGTGGGGTAGGTTAACACCCTTCATGAATGCTTCGCTGAACAGCTTGGACGGACTAGCTAGAGCCGCTACAGGGGTGCATCTAAACGCTAGAGAGAAAGCTCAAGCTAGAGCGCTATTCCGCACAAGGGCTATGGCCGTAGCCCATATGACGGCGCTTTATACGCTAGCTATGCTCAATGACCCTAAATACAGAAACGCTTCCAACTCAGATTGGGCTGACAACTACTTGTTCGGTACAGATAAAGAAGGACATTGGCGTAAACTCACAGCGGGTTTTGAACCTGCGTTCCTGTTCAAATTCTTACCCGAACTGCTGGTACGTGCCTATACCGGCAATTTGAAAACTCAAGAAGCGGGGTCTATAGCTTGGGAACAAGGGAAACAAAAAATGCTACCGCCTGTTATACCGTTGCTGCCTGCCCTACTATTTGAGCAGATGACTGGGATGAACGTGAACCTAGGGCGCTCGGTAGAAGGTGCGGGTATGGCTAGGCTTCCCGCTGAGTTCAGAGACCAAAACGCTTCTGAATTAGCTAAGAAACTTGTAGAGGATTTCAAGCTGGGTAAGATGGGTGTATCTCCGGTGAAACTGGACGCCTTGGGTCGTGGCCTATTTGCAGAAAACTACACTATGAGCGCCATGCTAGCCGATCTGTACCTCGCCAACATGGAGGGAATTTCACTTGCAGATAAAGACATAACGCAAAAATATCCGATAGCGAAGGCCATCTTTACCAACCCGCAGAACCAGCAGAAAGCCCCCGTATTCTATGAAGCAGCGCAAGCCGCAGAGCAGATGGTAAATCTGATTAGACGCAAGGGAAATGAAGGCGACAAGAAAGCCTTCGACAAAATCATGGCCGATCCTGAAACCCAGATGCAACTTGGTATTTCTAGCCAGCTACGGCAGCTACGAAGCAATATAGAAGGTCTGAACGCCAGCAACCGATCTCTGAAGCATATGAAAATATCTGAAGAAGAAAAGCGGCAAATCTTCCTACGAAATCTAGCTGCCCGACAGGCATATGAACGGCGCGGTGCAGAGATTGCACAAGAAGCTAGAGAAAAGCAGAAGAAGGCCGAGAAAGAGTAGAGCAAAAAAAGCCGCCCGTAGAGGGCGGCGAGTTACAGGGAGAGAAACGCGAGACATAATTCAGTCTACTGAGTAATTGTGGCGGTGTCAATGTTCCAATTTAATCTGTCCCCATCCAAACATACCACCCATACAGGGGTTCCCGGTAATGAACTACCCTTACTCAGACACATCTTTGTATCTTTCTTTGCTACATCAGAGGCTAATAACTTGTTCCACATAGGCGCGTAAGGAATGCGGCGTTCCGCGCACCAGCTTTGAAGTTTAGCTCTAGCCACGTATACAGAATTGGTGTCTGGTTCGTATCGTATAACCAACTCCCCCGCAGGATGTACGGTAGGTAATGCCGGTAAGAAGGAGTCCTTATGCGCCATCCCAGCGTTGGAGTTGATGACCATAGTGTTCCGTATATGCTCATTCAAGAACTGCCCTAGTACATCATTTGCATTGTCGGTGCTGGTTGCTTCCACATGTTTCGCCATCTTACCAAAAGTCTTTATGGCCCACTGTTTGATACGCTCTACGTCTATATTGTGCAGACCCAGCTTGTGCGCTATCTCAGCACCAGTAAAAGCCGCCGCACAACATGCTGAGTAGAAGCGTTCTTTCTGCCCAAAACCCGCAGCTTTATCGAACTCTTTCTGTACTTCTAATAGGCGTTTTACTACATCCCGTTGGTTGGGGACTACGTACTTCATGAAAACTTCACCCGCCATACCGTAGTTGTTCAGTAGCAGTTCATTGAACAGATAGTCGGATTGTTCCTTAGTCAAAGTCTCATCCTTGTGTACCTGTATTTCCATCACTCGGAACATCTCACCTTCTGATGAAGTCTTGAACGCTTTCAATACGTCGTGCAAGCTGTTGTTACCTGATGTGATACCCGGCATAGACCATGTGGCACTGTTCTTACGCTCGGCGTTTATCTGAGATTGCATACGATTTCGGCCTCTATTGAATGAGAACCTGAATACAAAATCGCTGGTCTCTTCCCCGCTCATGTTGGTTAGCTCGTCAAACATGATAGCTATATTACCTAGCACACCAGCCCGCTGCTGTTTTGACATAGCCGTATCGTTCTCGTTAAGCATGGTCATTACAGGGTGGCCCCATATGCTAGCACCCACCATCTGCGCGGTTGACTTACCCACACCAGAAGCCGCGTTGGTGAGATGCACCAACATACTACCGACACCGCAAAAAGTGTAAAGCGGCGACCCCATACTGACAAAAAAAGCAAAAGCTCGGGCCTCGTTTCCCGGATTGTTATAGGTGTTAGCTACCGTCCTCCATGCGTCTAGGTCGCCCTTTGTTGAGTACAAAGGTGCGATTTCTTCTGTGAGCGAGCAAGGTGGGCTATAGACGACAAGACCATCCGAAGTGATCTCTCGACTACCTATAAGGAATCTGCTGTAGTTATCGTGCCAACCCATCTGCTCCCGCGCCTGTTCTGCTTTAGTGGTAAGTTGGTAATACTTCACCCAATCCATAAGATACATTTGTATGTTTCTCATACGCTTACCCAACGCGACTACACCGTTTGAGGATAAGAACTCTTGGCATTTTTCAGGCTTTGACAGGTATGATAAGGGCACCATGAATTCAGACAATCCGTCTTTGGGTAGGTGTACAGAAATCTGTACCACTTCACCGAAGGTGGGGTCTATCAATCGTTTGTTCACCCACAGGTCATGCTCATAAATAAGCCCTTCATTTTCATCGTCGTCGTTGGTTGCGGCGTCACTCTTAGCTTCTTTTTGTAGCGCGCCTTTGTAGGCAACACCGCCGACCTTGGGCCTGAACCACGGGCTAGGATACGTGATAGGTATTTCAACAGATACGTATTCCTTAAGACCCCGATGCCATACTTGATCCTTTAGATTATCTGTGGGTGTGGCGGGGATAATAACCGCGCCTAGCTGTATGGGTGTGCTGATTTGCCCTTTTATCGGACATGTTAAGCAAGGTGCTGGATTAAATCCCTGAAAAGTTTTGCAGTATTGTGGCTTACCTTTTGTGTCCCGCGCCACCGCCGCCGTATAGTCAGGGTCATAGCCGGGATATTGGTTGGAGATAATTGCTATAGCTTCATCAGCATCATTGCAGTTCGCTGCTATAGAAAGCCCTGCTCGCCATAGATTGTAATCAAATTCAGGATCGGACTGCGCTTGGTAGATATGCGCTATCTGCGCGCAACCCGCGCTACGAGCTACTTTTTGTTTAAGCTGTTTGGTAGTGCGTGTACCATCTTTTGCTTCAAGCATAACCTCTATATTTTCGGTGACTTCTATATCTTTCAAGCTCTTCGCCAAGATTCTGCTAAAGTTGCTCTCGCTGTTCTCTATCAGCTTCTTCATCAATGGGTCTTCGACCGTATTGTTTACTTTAGCTACAATGTCCTCTCCTAAACGATTACCTACTAGATAGGCTGCGAGCTGAGTAGTCAGCACTTCAATAGCTATGGGGTCAGCCGCTTTTACAATCTCTACTTTCTTAACATTCTCGCGGTCTTTGCCGTTCAATGTGTCAGGTACACGCAATATACGCGCCCCATCTGCTGTGACCGAAGGGTCAGCAAAGAACTGCAAATCCGCCATAGACGCCTTCAGTGCATCGGCAATCGGGCGCCATACATTGTATTCAACAACTTCATCAATCGCCCAATAGAGGTGCCAGCCTCTACCAGAATTTACTATAGTGGGCATAGGGAGTGCGATTTCTTCCAGATATTTCTGGAGTGCATACAATCCTTTCTTCTGTGTGGTGTACTCCTTAGAAGGGCCGCAGTCTATGTCTGCGCGGAAGCACTTGTATCCGAACGTATTCTTGGCTGATCGTTGCCCGCGCCCATCTTTGAACGTCGCACAACCAAAATAAATCTCTCTGTTTTGCCCTGCTAGTTTATCAATTTCGGCGTCTATAGCGCCGTTATGCACATCATCAATAGGATAAAATTCAGATTTAGGCGGGGCCGATTTATCAGCCATCAACCCTACTAAGCAGAATAGCCCTGCTGGTGGCAGGACTAGCCTGAAAAATTCACTCCGTGTCATAGCGTACCTGCTTAAGAATTGGGATTAGAGGGCACGGAGGTGCCCTCTAGTAAAGACCGACGATCTTACTCGTCATCACCCCATTCTTCAAGCACAGAGCTTAGGTCAGCGGGTGCAGGCGCCGCTTTTTTCTCTCGTACTATAGGAGCAGCGGGAGCGGGAGCCGGTGAAGGCGCAGCCGCTTTAGGTGTAGCTATGGCGAGTTTTGAAGTTGTGGGAGGCGCGGGGTTATAGGTGATGGCATTGATTGCTTCGATGCTGTCACCCTTCTCTATCGCCATCTGGTACTGGGCTTCGCTGAGATAACCAACAGCATTGAAGGTCAGCTTGGGTGTAGCCGAGTTCGTATCAAAGCGCATCTCAGTCACAACGCCTCGAATACTGATACCGTGCGATACAAGGAAATTCACATACGCTTGCAGCGGTAGCTTGTTAGGCTCGCCTTTACCAAAGATGGACTGCGCGGGCAGTACCAACTGATACACATCAGAATTTTCCAGATCATTGCCCAGCACCACAGCCAGTCGGCGGCTGTAGCGACACGCCCTAGACGTACCTTGCCCTGAACCCGCGATATTCATCGGGCACCCCTCACACTTGGTAGACTGAACACTCTCCGAACGTGGATCGGGGGTGATACCATCATTCGACCAGCAAGTAGGGCTACTATTCTGCCCTTCGACATAGGTGCCAGAATAATATGTACGGCTGTTATTCGCCGCAGCATTTACAATAACCACATTCATCGCGCGGTCTTCGTTTTTCGCAACCTCTTGCCCGTCAACAACCATACGGAAAACGCTACCGCGAATAGATATGCGCTTGCTTCCACTGCTACCCATCATACTACGGGTTAGCTCGTCGGCACCTGTGCGGAGGTGGGCGGGGATTGCTGTACTAAACAAAGAAACTTCTTTCATGATTCACTCCTAGTTGGGGGTTTATACTGTAGTTTGTAGTTTTTTGAGCTTTTGTAAATCAGCCCACTTGAAACAAACACGTTGGGCTACGCCGTAGCGGTATTCCGGTAGTATTCCTTTCTTTCTCCACGTATGGAGAGTTTGTCTGGACACTCCCAAGAACTCTTGGGCCATAGCTATAGTAGCTATGTGTTCAACACTAACGTCGATCATTGCTACCTCGCTTTACGTATGGTGATAGTGTAACGGCTATCTGAATTTAGTCCGGGTGGTAATAGGTCTGGGTTATCCTCCAAAAATTTCTTGATGTTGGTCTGGTGTATACGCTGTTCTAGCAAATGAAAAGTGTCGTTCTGTTTTATGAAGTCATACATTGACCCCCAATCGCTAGTCCAGTACCTTGTTTTCACTGTCTTTGAAGCAGTCCCTGCGGTTGTCTTCAGGCTATCAGCACCTATGTTTTTGCATATTTCCAGCAGCTCTTCCGAGATCATATCCTGCTGCATTCGGAGCGCGTTATCCTCTTCCTCATAAGCTGTTTTTAGCTGCTCTCTCTTTGTCCTGATCTTTATGTATGCGGTTACTAATTTATCGGCGGTCATTTCAGTCATGTCGTTCTCCTTGTTCAACCGCTACAGTAGCGGCGTATGGTTATAATCGCACTCTTTTACTTTCTTGTCAAGCTATATCCAATTCTTTTTTGAACATATCCAACAAGCTTGTTTGCGATAGCGTCTTTTCGCTTAAGCCTTTGTAGACTTTACGCTCTACGTCGCTACCTACCAAATGCACAACAGTGCATGGATTCTTTTGCCCCGCTCGATATACACGCGCGTTCGCCTGAAGGTACGTTTCCACGCTAGTGATCGGCCCAAACCAAATAATAGTGTTCGCGGCATGTAGTGTTACCCCATGCGATGCGGCCTTCGGTTGAATGATGAGTACCTGTATGTCATCACCGTTCTGGAACCGATCAAAGATGACTGTACGTTTTGACGCTGAAACGCCGCCATGGATTATGGCTGAGGGTATCCCCTGCTCATCGAGTTTTTCCTTTATGGCTGTAATAGCATGTTTGAAGTTAGCAAAGATCAAAGTCTTATGGCTGCTCTGCTGCACAACGTCCACCATTTCATTCAGACGATTCGTACAGTCAAACTCTATTACTTCCCCTGTATCCGAATACACCGCGCCTGAGCTTATCTGTAGTAGTTTGTTCATCTGTACAGCCGCAGTTATGGCGGATACTTCCTCGCCCGCAGTCTGTATCAGTAGCTCTTTCTTTAGCAGCTCATAGTATTTTTTCTGCTGTGCAGTGATCGGGGTATCCCGCTCTGTGTAAACCATTTCAGGTAGATCAAGGCACTCTTCCTTTGTAAACCTAACCGCAGGTTGTAGCACATCGAATACGATCTGCTGGGCTTCCGGCTTCGGTACGTATTTGAACGTCGTTATCTTCCTCATCACCTTGTCCCTAAACGCGCCCATGAAACTAGGCACCGACTTAGGATTCAATATCTTAGCTAACCCGTAGGCGTCCATGGGAGACTGCGCGGCGGGCGTACCCGTCAGCAACCACAACCATGTATTCGGGGTTATCAGCGAGTTCATGGCCTTCCACCTTCTTGTAGTAGGTGTCTTTAGTGCCGACGCTTCATCACACACAATCAGATCGAAACCACCCGCAACAATCTCATCTCGCACAGACTCAATACCATCATAGTTGATGATGACAAATTCAGCCTCAGAGTTGATGACTTTTATCCGCTTGTCGCGCGTCCCGTGCGCTATGTCTACTCTTCGGTGCATGGCTGTTTTGAATAGATCGGCGCGCCATGCGCTGTCCATAATGGACAGAGGGCATACAACTAGCACTCTGCTGATAACCTTCTTGGTTAGCAGATAGTCTGCCGCCCATATAACACTCATCGTTTTGCCCGTACCCATGTCATTGAGGCAATACGCGCGTTGATGCAGTGTAAGGAAACCCGCTGTTGTTTTCTGATGTGCAAACGGTGTGTACCTACCGGGCCAACTGTACTGCCGCTCTATGGGTGACGGCACTTGCTTGAACCCTAGATTGCTAAGAATCTTTGCGTTGGGCAACGACCATTGCACCACAACTTCGTACCCTCTACCTTTGGGGGTGTCCAACTCTTTGACTATGCGTGACTTAGGAATAACCTCCGTGACCCTGTACGGATCACGGGTTTTCAAAAGCAACGCTCGATTATCTATAATCTCCATTGCAGTCCTCTTTTTCAATCACTTACGGTGATGACTCGATAAAAAGCTAGATCAGATCGTAGTCGGTATCTTCGTCTAGCACCTGAAATACTTCACACTTTCCCATGTCTTTTGAAAAATGCCATGCTCTAAGGCGAGACTGGCAAAATTTTCTTTCCCTTTTCGCTACGCGAAAAGCAAACTCACACAATACATCTATATGCCGCTCTACTAGCTCTTCGGGCATGTTAACATCTTTTGCTAACTGCCGTATAGACTTGACTTTTATAATCATTTCTTAGGTTTAGAATAGGTATTCTTCGGTTTGTGGTTGCTATCTCTAGCATAGCTTCTGTTCTTCTTAGGGCTTTCTAGGTAGTACCCGTCTGAGTTGCTCCCTCCTTTGGCTAGTGCTTTTACATGAGCAACGTCTTTACCAGTACGATCTACACCCTTTTTATCAAGCGCACGACGCGCGCGCTGGCGCTCCATCCTAGCTTCATGGGCGCCGCTCCTTTTCTTCTCAAGGGCGCTTTCATGTTTGTAATTACGTTTTGATGCAGGTATCGGCATACTAATCTCCACTGTGGGGGCAACTTGCAACGCTACACCACTTCTTACATAGCCCATTTGGGCGGGGATTCCACACATCGTTATTGTACGATGCTTCTCTGGTCTCTAGCAACCCATTAAGTTCAGAGAATATGCTTAACCCCCAATCGGCTTTGAAGTCTTCCTTAATGAAATCCTTAGATACTACGAATAATAGGGAAGTCTTTATCTTCTTGATCTCAGGATACTTTAAGAACAGCGCCGCTGCCATGAGTGCTAACTGTCTAGTATCCGCATACTTCGCGCTTTTGCCTGTCTTGTAGTCTATAACGTATGCCTTATCGCCATCTAGGATAACGAGATCAGCCACACCGCGAAACCACACATCAGGATCGAAGAAGTCGCAAGCAACAAGTCGTCCATCATTTTTCTTAACTCCCAACTTCATTTCACAATGTTTCTCACCGTTGATAGCGGCGAGCTTATCCATGTACGGTTGAATGAAAGAAAACCTAGGGTCGATAGGTTTGCCATCACGTATGTATTCTTCCGCCGCAGAGTGCAGTTCTTTACCGTAGATCGTTGCATCTGTATCTGTAAACTTGACTTCTTTCGTAACCTTCTCAGCTTGGTATTTGCGAGGGCAAGTCTCATACAATTTTAGACTGCTGTAGCTCCATGCGGGGATATGTGCCATTGATAACCGTTCCTATAATTTTGACATCTTAAACGACAAGTCTTTACCGAATCCACCCTCTGCATCTAGGGGGATGCCTTCTGCCCATTCCGGGGCTTTACGTAATTCAGTGATGATGAACCGGCGCGCATCTTCTGCTTCTTGTTCTGGTACAACCGAATAGCAAGCGTCGTGGATGGTTAGCACTATAGGGTATCTCTTATGAATCCGTACCATCGCTTCACCCATTACACACCTAGCTAGCGCCTGTACGACGTTTTGGAAAACCTTGGGGCCATATATTTTGACGCGCTCATTACGTTGCTTGTACGTCCATAGCCAACCCCCACGATCACCGTTTTGCGCTCCAGATAAGTCTGGGTACTGAATCATCAAACCTGATGGCAACTTTATACCATTTTCGCCGTCCACTATCAACGCCAGTTTCTCGTTAGGCTCATATAGCTGCGCTATATTACTCTTCATCGCCTTGATGACGCGATCTCCAGCGTACCATGCTTGCTTGACATTTTCATAGTCAGTACGGTAGCGGTCTACGATTTCCTTAGCCTTCTCTTCACCTATATCTGTACCGAATCTAGCATCTGATTTGATAGCGTTGCGTAGCTTCACCGCCCCTGTACCATAAATCAAACTAAGTTGTGAGGTCTTACCTATGAAGCGCTGTTCTTCTGTTATGTCGTCATAAGCCACCCCGAATACAGGCGCGGCAAAATCTTTATAGAGGTCAACACCCTCACGCAATAATCTCAGTTTATCCCATTGCCCTGCAAAATACAGCCCTACTCGTAGTTCTATGTTACTTAAGTCAGCCCCTACAATCACAAAACCATCGGGCGCTTGTATGGCCTTCTTCATCACTGAACCGCGAGGTAGGTTCTGTAGGTTTATTTTATCTGTTGCCGCCCATCGTCCAGTCATAGCGCCGTAGTATTTCAGAGGGACAGGTAGGACACCTGCGACTTGCGCGATGTTTATGAATCGTTCCGTACGTGTTTCTTCAATCGTGGACTTAGTGCCTAGCCGCGCCGCGACTATTGTTTGTACGTCTGGGTTAGGATGCTCGGCCAATGCCTTCATACCTTCATCGGTCTTGGCAAAGGCGTAAGTTTCTTTTCCTGTCCTAGCGCTGATCTTCATTGGTGGCGCAACACCAAACTTACGAAGCCATGCCGCAAACTTC